GGCTTAAATATTCCATGTATGCAAGTGGTTGCATATCCTCGTATGATTCCATTTCAATTGGAAAGCCACGCAGGATAATGCTTGTCTTTCCTTGATACGCCTCAACCGCAGCATCAACCAATTCTGGTATTTCACTGTAATACTCACCCAATGCTTGATGGGCAGCATAGGATTCTGTTTGCCAATGCATGATGTGGGTAATAATTGCGCTATTCAACAAACACTTTACCAATTCGGTTAACGCAGCTTTTTCTTCAGGTTGCTCACCAATTTTAAACGTGACCATTGTCATTCCTTTGTTTGATTCAGTATTTCAAGCCATGCTGCTTCAGGCGAATTTACCACAGCAACTTGCCCTTTCCAATCATAATGCCATATTCGCTGTTCAGGTGTTAAATTTTGTGCTGATAGTGGTTTTGCGCCATCTTTTAATTCCAAAAGAATGTTTTTACCACGATAACCGCATACTAAATCAGGAAAACCTTTACCTGTAGCACTTGTAATGCTTACAGACACGCCTTTATCACGCAAAAATCGCACAATTTGCTTTTGATTGTCATCTATTCGGGCGATTCTCATACCATTTTATCCTTTTTTCGATCTTTTCCTGTTCCGTTTCTAAGTACATTTGGCAGGCATGATCTTTCATTAATGCGTAAAACGTGGTGAACTTTTCTTTCATACATCTACCCAAACCAATCTGTGCATAACTTGGGTAAGCCTTGATTGATATATGTTGGCACTTTATGCATTGCATAATTCCAATCCATAATTATTAACTTTAGGCATTTTTTCAGTATTCACAACTTTTATCAACCTGTTTTTTTTAAATGGTGTGTAGTCAACGTAATGATGCCATCTACCAAACTTAAAAACCACCTCTGCAACATCGGGATGCATATCTGCAAGCATTTTGCTTTTTGGGTATGTGCCTTCATCATCATAAAATTCTGCGCTATTGCCGCCACGCATCCTTTGCGTAGTTATCTTGCCGCATAAGAATGCATTAAATTGAATAGTGCATAAACCATCTTTCAAAACTCTTAAAGATAAATCAGTATCCTCATTGTATCTACCACGCCATCTATAACCAGAATGGTTGTCTATAAGTAAACATGAATAGATTCGAGTGTTTAAAATGTATGGCGCAACCTTATCGGTTTTTTTGCAAAATGAATAATAATTTAAACCAGACACAGGCACATTAGCATAACGACAAACAAAATCCTCTGCCGCTTTTAGTGTGCTACCTGTTCTAACCTCAAACTTTTCATTTCTATTTAAATAATGAAATGCATCTATGTTGTCATCCATTACCCAATGACGAGCAAATCCATTTGATGCTGAATGGTCAATACAAAAATTCCTTGCTGCGCCTGCACCTACACTTTTGGTTAATCCAAAATCATCACATACTTCATATTCTGTTTTATATCTTTCCGGCAATATTATCAATTCGCCAAAACATCGACCATTTTTATATAAATCAAATTCACTTTCTTCAACAACAATGTAATGCGGCACATTCATTTCATGCAATGCACGAGTAGTTAAACCGTTGTTGTATCTGCCCTTTGAAACAATGTAAACAGGAAAACTAGGTTGCATCTTTATAAACCTTTCTTTCTAAACCCCAATGAGATTTAAAAGGATGCCAAATGCTTTTAGTTTTGTTTGTCAGCTTTTGCTCAATACGTTGTTGAAAATCTAAATAATCATCTTCAGTTTCAAACCTGATAATCAATTCTTTAAACGGTTCTTTCTTTTCTTGTACAA